TTAGTTAAATCTAACCTCTTTTATTTCGACAGAGTCCGGTGTCTTATCCTTATTTATTTTGTCCACGGTTATAAAATCTAAAGCAATCAAAACAAATTGTTTCTTCTGTTCAATGGTCATGTACTGCCAATTCAATTTTAAATCCGTCCATATTTCCGATATATCGCTATCCTGCAAAGGTGCTTCTTTTGGAGTTAATCCTTCTAACTCTTTTCGAAGCATCTTTTCTTTTTCCTCTTCCTCTTTCATGCGCTTCTGAAAATCCCCATCGGTAATCATTTCATTCACCCAAGCATACTGCCATTTGGAGCGCCTTTTTTCAATTCCGTTTAATTCCTGCTCTATTTCCTTGATAGTTTCGGTGTGATCTTCAACAGCGGCAGTAGCTTCATTTTGCGCTAGTTCATCGGCTTCCTTGGTAAAATCCCACTTGCTTAACATTTGAATAAACTTTTGCTCGAATAAATTTTGACTGATATTCGGCAAATCGCAAAGTCCTCTCGGCTTATTCGGACAATAATAGTTATAGGAGTAATATACTTTTTCCCCCCTTTTCGTGTGAGAACTCTTACCGATAAGTCTCGAACCACAGCGGCCACACTTTAACACCTTGCTAAAAATATGTTTTGAGGTGGCCTGCCGTGGATGAATATCTTTTCTGGATTCAATTGTTTGTTGAACTAAATTGAATTCCTCTTCTGGAATGATGGCCGGGGCTACCCCTTCCACTTCAAAATATTGGTCCTTATTCACCCGGTAATTGTAGCGACTAGTACCCATATAAATAGGATTTTTCAAAATATATTGGATAGGATTCATCCCCCATGCTTTGCCACTTCTAGGGTGAATACCTCTTTCGTTAAGATTTTTAGCAATCTTCCACATACCCATTCCAGATAGATAAAGACGGTATATTTCTTTGACAATGGCAGCTTCCTGGTGGTTGATCATTAGGGTAGAGTCATTAGATTCATACCCTAATGGTGGCAGGCTGACGGTCCATTTGCCTTCTTTTGCTTTTTGCTGCATCCCCATTCTTACACGTTCTCCGAGGTTTTCCCTTTCCCATTGTGCTAAGGCGGCAACAAGGGTAATAAATAAACGCCCGATTGCGGTTGTTGTGTCGTATACTTCTGTAGCTGATTTAAACTTTACATCGTATTTATCAAACATATTCAGAAGCTTATATAAGTCCAATACAGACCGGGTAAGCCTATCCAATCGATAAACAAGAACGCAATTAAAAACACCTTGTTCAAGAGCCTTTAACATGCGCTTTAAATCCGTTCTATTTAAGTCCTTTGCGCTTTCTCCTTCGTCTACATACCACTGAACGATTTCCCACCCCTGAGAAAGCGCGTATGCCTCTAATCGGGCACGTTGAGCTGCAATGGAATAACCTTCTTCAGCTTGTTCCTCCGTTGATACCCTTATATAAATTGCGACTTTCATAATTGCACCTACTTTAAACTTAGTCACCATAATAGTAACAATTAGTTACAATTTTGTGAATGTAATATATTTCCTAAGAATAAATTTAAAAAACAACTACCACTTTATTGGATATATTGTATATAATTACAGTTGCGTTACAAATAGTTTACATTTTAGGAGAAATGCCATGCCGTATGCTAAATATTTTCACAAACGACTTGAATCGTTTTACTCTAAAGTCCTTCCCTTAATAGGAAAAAAGAAATTTGAACAACCCTGTTTATCGAATCAAGAAATGTTTATAAGGATGGAAGTTCTTAGACGGAATTTTACCAAAAGACAAATGAACATTATTTCTATGATCCTTTCCCTTTCTTTTTATATTGGTAAAGAAAAAGCCATCATTCCAAAAATGCGCGACTGGGAAATTGCAGGGATATCAAAAATCAAAGCCAGGAGCGAATTAACGCAATTGGTGGAACTTGGTGTGATTGAGTGGGATGAAGAGAAAAATATTTTTTCTTTAACAGATCCACGAGGATGGAAGGTAAAGTATCATTCGGGGTATAACGACGAACGAGCGTCGGAAATCTTCTTGCTTAACTTGAAAGATACAGGAATTTTAATTGTACCTGAGGAATAGTTTATTTTTTTAAATAGGGGTTCCAAAATGGTTAAGTCGAAAAGGTTATTTTTTTTGAGTGGAAGTTCGACAAGTGCGAACTATTCAGCAGACGCACCGCTTATTTGCGGCTTTTAGCGCCTCTGACCGATTTCCACTCGTATAAATCATCGATGCTGCAATTTAACGCGTATGCAATGGATTTAGCTGTTATTAATGACATAGTATGTTTATTGTTTACATATTCAGATATTGTAGATTTAGGTATCTTTGTCATTTCAGATAATTCAATTTGCGTTAAATCTGCTTTTTTTAATCGATCAGCAAGTAAACACTTGCCGATTTTAAACAACCAGCTTTCACCTCCATTGGTAAAAAAATACTATATGTAGGTAAAAAAATATTACTTTTGTTCTAAATTCAATTGTATTATAATAAAAAACAAGAACACACGTTCTCCACTATGGGGGTCATTTAATGAAAAAAACTGTCGATGTCGCGGAATTAATTGAAAAAATCAAACAATCTTTAAAAGATAAAGAAAATGAAATAGAGAAAGGCGCCTGATTAGGAGCCTTCCATTTGTTTCATAATACGATAAAGCTTAACGTGTTTAATCATTTCCTTTATCTCTTCATCTGTTGCGGGTTTTCCGTCTACTTCTAAGTTGTATTTGTCTTTTAATGATTCTAAGGATAAGTTTCTTTCGTATATTAGTTTATTTTCGTTTTCGTCAAAAAGGTCATCCTTTGAGAAGAAATACGAAACATCTATATCAAAACATTGTGCTATTTTCTCCAATAAATCCACAGAAGGTGCATTGATTCCTTTTTCCAGCTTGGAAATGTGGGCATGGGATACTCCGATCTTTTCCCCCAACTCTCTCATAGATAACTTTTTCTCTGTTCTTAACTTATTTATCTTTAGACCAATTTCTAATTGTAAATCATTTTGATCGGTCACTTTTTAACCCCCTTCCAAACCTTATTTTACATAAAACGTAACTATCAGTAAACATTTATAGAAAAATTAATGATTTTTTAACAAAAAGTTGTTGACCTGTAGTTACCTATGATGGTAACATAAGGTTACAGTAACGTTGAGTTACCAAACAAGGAGGTGTTTGGATGAAAAACCAATTAGCGAAAATAAGAAAAGAAGCTAAATTAACACAAGAAGAACTGGCTGCTGCGGTTGGCATCACAAGGAACTATGTTTCTAAGATTGAAAATGGTGGTGTATGTAGTTTAAAAGTATTATCTGCAATTGCAAAAAAATTAAATGTAAAGATCGATGATATTTTTTTAGCTTAAATGGTAACTTTAAGTTACATAGAGGGGGTGACAAAGTGAATCAACCATCAAAAGAAACGGCAAAACTTTTACTTCAGCTGATCCGGCCCACAACAGAGAAAATCATTCGGGAGCAATTAAACAATAAATGTAAAGGTGCCTAATTTTAACGTTGTGGGGAGAGGGGATTTTTAGAAAAACACTTCATACAAATTTTGGGAGGTGAAATAAATGAACGAGGTAAACCTTCAGGAGCTGGAAGAAAAGTATGGCGAGGAACTTGTTGAATTTTTATCCCAACGAATTGAGCAAGCAGAAAAAGATAATCACGGCACTTGGAAGATTAAAGTACTTAATGAATCAAAAGTTTTTCCTGTAATTGTGTTCTTAACTTCCAATTATACGTGGATATGCGAAATATATTTACCTAAGAAAAGAATTGAAAATAAATACATTTTATCTCTAAGCGATACTGAAGAATTAATTGTAGCAATGAATAGCTTGAAAAAAGCCTAACCAGGCTTCTCTTTTTACCATCGTTGCGCAAATTGACGATGAAAAAAAGTAATAAAAGATTAATAGATGAATAGGAGCTGAAGAAATGGAATTTTACAGAAAAGAAATTAAATTGGTTTTTGAACATATTGGATTTGAACTAGAAAGTGATCCTGATACCGGAATTGTGATTTTGCGGTTAAAAGAATTGTGTGTTGATGACGAACAATCTATACCTGAGATTTCTGTTTATAAAGAGAAAAACATTATTGAAGTGTATCCATTAGTTGATGAATTAAAAGAAATGATTAAAGCGATGCAGCAAATTCTCCCGGAGGGTGATGAAAATGAATGAGCTTCAAATATTCAAAAATGAATTGTTTGAAGTTGCTGTCAAATTAGATAATGGGGAATTTGTTTTCGATGTAGAACAGGTAGCTAAATGTTTGGGGATAACCGATACAAAAAATAACAAAGAGTACGTTAGATGGAATCGTGTAAACGAATACCTTCCGAAAAATTCGCCACTTGTGGCGAAAGGCGATTTCATTCCAGAACCACTTGTTTATAAGTTAGCTTTCAAAGCGAATAACGAAATTGCAGAAAAATTCCAAGATTGGTTAGCCATCGATGTTATTCCATCCATTCGAAAAAATGGCGGCTACATAGCAACCAATGAAGATGATACCGACGAGGATATTTTAGCAAGAGCCGTGTTAGTGGCCCAAAAATCCATAGAAAAGAAAAATCAAATCATCGCAGCACAGCAAAAACAACTTGAAGAGCAGCAACCATTGGTTTCATTCGCTAGGATCTGCATGCAATCCACTGAATCAATAAAAGTTGGGGAATTAGCAAAGATGATGGTTAGTCACGGGATTGAAACTGGTCAAAATAGATTATTCATCAAATTACGTGAATGGGGATTAGTTTTTAAATCTTCTACGGAACCAACCCAGAAAGCTGTTGAGAGTGGATATTTTGAAATCGCTCAAGGTGTTAAACAAAAACCGAATGGAGAAGCATTTACATGGCGCACTCCATATGTAACTCCGAAAGGTCAAATGTATATCGCAAACCGATTACAAAAGGAGGCAACAGCCTAATGCTAATTAATTTCCTAGTAGCGATTATCGTCGCTTTTGTCGCTGGAATGACTTTTCAAAGATTTCAATCTAAGGGATGTGAAGGGAATGAGTAAGGTTCTTTTAACTAACGAGCAGGCAACAGCATTAGAAAGCGCCATCAATTGCTCAAATGGCAATAAAGCAAGCATCATCGATTGGAAGGTTAGGGAACTATTTGGAGGTGATGAAGAAGCATTAAATAAAGTTGAATTGGACGATCTTATCCGGGCTCTTTATATCGGATACGAAGTTTATGAAATTCCTGAGAATTGCGGTATTGATGCAATGGGAGACGAGATTATTACGGGGGATACCATTTTAGAACACGATGGTGAAATTATTTTGGAAACAAATGCAATTGCATACCTAGTGGGATTTTTAGGAGCTGCAAGAAAAGTCGCGGGGGAATAAAAAGCCCGATGCTACCAACATCGGACCCTAAAGAAAAAACCTTATTTTTATTGTATCACGGACATGTCCAATTTATTACAAAAGAGGCGAAAATCCAATGGCAAAATATAGATTTGTCCACACAGAGTTTTGGCAGGACGCTAAGGTGCTCGAAGAAATGACACCCGAGGATAAATATTTTTATCTTTACCTTTTGACAAATCAGAATACAACTCAAATAGGAATATACCAAATTACGAAAAAGCAAATGGCTTTTGATTTAGGTTATTCAATCGAGTCCGTCAACAGCCTTTTAAAACGATTTATTAATGATCATAAAGTTATTAAATATAACGAGGATACTAAAGAAATAATCATTTTGAATTGGGCAAAGTACAACATTACTAAAAGTCCAAAAGTATTAAGTTGTATAAAAAAAGAATTATCGCAGGTGAAGAATCAAGAATTTGTTTCTTTGTTTTTAGAACAAGCAAATTATTTTGGATACCCTATCGATACCATATCCATAGACTATGGGGAAAAAGAAAAAGAAAAAGAAAAAGAAAAAGAAAAAGAAAAAGAAAAAGAAAAACAACAAAGTGTGTCGGCTGATGATTTTTATCAGCAAAATTTCGGAATATTAAATCCTTTCATTGCCGAGAGCATTGAACATTGGGTTAATGATCTGAGTGAAGAAATAGTAATTGAAGCTTTAAAACGAGCATTGTTCCAGCAAAAGAAATGGAGTTATGCAGAGGGTATATTACGGAATTGGGTTAATCAAAATGTTCGTAGTTTAGAAGATGTACAAGCCTTAGATAAAGAGTTTGAAAGAAGAGGAAATAAACCTAAGCAATCTTTATTTGAGCAAGGTGAAGCAAGTAAACAACGGCAGGCATCTATTAAGCCAATGACTAAGGAAGAGCAGGAAAAAATGAAACGGATGGAGGAGGAGCTACCATATTAAAAAGCATTCAAAGCTTATCAGATTTATTAGGTCCGGCACGATTGAAAAGTATGCTCTTTAATATCCGGCCTGACCTTAAAGGAAAAGTAGTAATGGATTCAATTACCCTAAAAAAATTTAAATGTTCTCAATGCCAGAAAGATACCATAGATGGCTGGGAATTTGAATTAGATGGGAAGGTTCAGGAAATTACGGCCGCACAAAAATGCAACGGCTGCGGCACGGAAGAATTAAGCAGGACTGCATCCAAAGAATTAATGCAAAAACGAGTAGATGCCCTTGTTTCTAATTGGTATTACATTTCCGAAAAGGACACGTCCGGATTTAAGAATTATCAACCAACTGATCATCAATGCACGCATGATGCAAAGCAGAAGGCAATGAACTATGTTGGTGCCTTTAGTCAAAATGAATTGATGGAGAAGAATTTATTGATTGCAGGCAGTACCGGCACAGGCAAAACTCATTTATCAAAGGCAATGGCCAGGACCCTAAAAGCCAGAGGGTTCAAAGTAGGTTTTATTTCATCAGTAGAGCTTTTTAATAAAATCAAAGCAACCTTTGATAGCGGATCAGCGGAACGAGTATTCGAGGAAATGAAGAAGCTGGATATCCTTGTCATTGATGATGTTGGAGTTGAAACAACAAAGCTAAACGATGTCAGTTGGACTGTGCGGACCTGGACTGAAATCATTGATGCGCGGTTAGGGATGGCAAATATTTGGACAACCAATTTGGATGATACCCATTTAGGAGAAGTGGTCGGACAGCGAGCTTTTTCACGAATGTATGAAGGTACAAGATTTATAGATTTATTCACCGATGATTATCGTAAAACGAAAACTGTAAGGTGAGGTGCTATATGTGCCAAATATGCAATGGGACCCACGTAATTCACGAGGTAAGCAACTATTCGATTCAGTTTAATTGCTGCCCCGAATGTGGTCCGGAATCGGATGAAGTGTGGTATGAACGGATAAATAAATTAAAATTTATGGTCGCGGAAATGAGAAAAGGGGAGGAAGTAAAAAATGGATGAATTAATGTTTAAAATCAGTCAGATTTTAGGCCGGAATATTCAATACGAAAACATGAAGAAATCTTTTGAGGATTTAGCTGCAGTAATTGAAAAGCAACAAAAAGAATTAACCGAAGCGCATAACCGGGAATTATCTTACAACGATGATATTGAACAAATGGATGTGATGGTCGATCTGCTTCAAAAAGAAGTAAACCAGTACAAACTTCAGGAAACACTTCTTCTCGAAAAAGTCAAAAAACAAATAGAAGATATCCGGCACCTTCGAGCAAAAACAACTTTTAAGGTATATGAAGAAAATCTTCTACTAGTACAAGAAATTGTCCGCTTGAAAGGAGAAGCGAACAATGTGCCAGCAATGCCCTCAATGTAACGGTAATGGTTATGTAGCTGATAAAAGAAAAAAACAAGTCAAAATGGAATGTTTGGAATGTCATCACCACTGGATTACAGAGTCCAAAATTTGCCCAAAGTGTGAAAGGCCTAACGGATATGCTGTTGATGGAATCTGTGCCCAGTGTTATTCAGAGCAGTTAAGCCGGAAGGGATAAAAATTGTGAGGTGAAGAAAATGGGTATTTTATATAGCTCAATGATTAAAGTGAAACTTCACCAAGATAAAATGCACAAATATTTTATTAAAAGATTGCAAGAATTAGGGGTTACTCATTCACAGCTAGGTCATCCGGTGGAAGAGTTAGATTACGATGAAGCTAAATACGAATATACATTGGCGGCATTCAGGGAAATTGATGCTGAACGAGATGCAAACAGGTGGTTTTAATGGGACAAGCAACAAAAAAAGAATTCTTTCAGCGAGAACCAAGACAAAACAGAATTATTGTGTGTGAGGATATGGACTTTGTGTGGGATAAACCAGAGCTGAAAGCTTTGAAAAAAATGTGGGAAAAGGAATTAAGCGTAAACTATATAGCTGATTATTTTGACCGAGATCCAGACGAAATTTTAGTGGCCTTAATCCATTTAGCCAGGAACGACAAGATTGCAAGACGGAAGGAGGGTTTGGTGTGATTGGTAAAAAGCATGAAGTCAGTCAAAAGTCACTTAAAACATTAGAAAAAGTCATGTTTTCTCAAGATGACTATGGATTTGAAAAATATAAAAAACCTTTATCGCATGAAATGAATTATGACTGGATGCAAATGTTTTTAGAAGAAATGGCTGATGGATTGAAATATATCCAAAATGAAATGGATCGGAAGGCAAAAGTTATTGAATTGCTTGAAAATGCGTTGAAATTGGAATCCATGATTTTAGTTGAATCAGCTCTTGGAATTTTGAAGATTGAAGGGACAGGAAAATAAGGAGGCCCGAACAATGGAAGTTAAATTAATCGCACATACTCCGAATGGGATGGAAGTGGCTTTAACCGCTATTCGAACCTGCTACAGCCATTTAAAACCTTCTGAAATCATTAAGGCCGAAGGAGAAAAGTATTTCGGTCGGATGGCAACGGACGGAAAAGAAGGAACGGAAGCGGACAGGTTAATCCGTCACATTATAAATAGTGGACATACATCAACAATGGAACACCTAAACTATACATTCGCAATTGAAGGGGTTTCCAGGTCATTATTAGCGCAATTAACACGTCATAGGCATTTCTCTTACAGCGTTCAATCTCAACGTTATGTGAAGATGGAAAGCGAATCTAAAAGCGGTGGATTTAATTACACTTTTCCTAAAACAATTATTGAAAATCAATTTGCCTATGATACCTACACGATTGTGATGGAAAACATTCAACATGCTTACAACGAATTAAGAGCATCAGGAATACCGGCAGAAGATGCCCGTTATATCCTTCCTAATGCTGCAACTTGCAATTTAGTTTTAACCGGTAATTTACGGAGCATTCTAGAATTTTACTCTAAGAGGAATCCTTCAACTCATGCCCAATGGGAGATTAAGGAACTGGCAGAAAAAATAAAAAATGAAGTAATTAATGTGGAACCATGGGTGAAATCATTTTTTGAGAGGTAGTAAAAATATGAGATTAGAAGAATTAATGACACAAGTAAACCTCGATGTGTTTTACGAAAGGTTAAGACAAAACGATCTCTGGGGCTTACAGCGGCATAATTGGGGCAAGTGGTTAGGAATATTGGGTGAGGAGTTCGGAGAAGTTTGCCAGGCAATAAATAAAATTCATTTCCCTAAAGATGCCAAACCTACGGACGCAAGCAATTTGTATGAAGAATTAATTCATGTGGCTGCTGTAGCATCTGCGATAGCTGAACATGTACTTGAGGAGAGGGAACGCGATGAAGAAGAGGCAGCGGCAAAAGATTGATAAAAAGCAAAAGCAAGCCTTTGCTTCAATTTTATACAAGCTCAAAGAGTTGATTAGGAGCAGAATGGATGAAAAATAAGTATGGAGCAAAAAAGGCTATTGTGGACGGAATAACCTTTGATTCGATAGCTGAAAGCAAATATTACGAACAACTTAAATGGCTAAAGCAAGCAAAGCAAATTAAAGATTTTGAGCTTCAACCCAAATTTACCTTACAGGAAGCTTTTAAAAAGAACGGGAAAACATTTCGCAAAATTGATTATAAAGCAGATTTCAAGATTTATAACTTAGATGGAACTATAGAGATTGTTGACATAAAAGGGAAGATAACCAAGGAGTTTGCCATCAAAAGGAAACTGTTTGAACGAAAATACTTAGATTCTCTTACTCTGTTGAAATATGACAAATACAAAGGATTTATTGAGGTGAATTAAGTCGAGAAAGGCTGTGAAGGAATCTGGAGACAAGAGTGATAATCGCAGACGACAGAGCAGCATGGGTAAAGGCAGAAGATAAACAAATGATTTGTTGGACAAGGTGTTCCCTTTATAAAAAGTGTTCCAGTCGTTTAGGTGCGGATTGTAAGCGTCTAGGCGGTTCAAAAATACCGAAAGTAGGTGGCGGGAATGACAAACAAAGAAAAGCAAAAAAGAAGGCTTAAAAAGGCAATTAAGCAGCGGGAAAAGGAAAACGAAAAGAAAGCTCTGGATTTGGCATGGCGTAATTACTGGGTGAAGGTCGGAATTTTGAATGAAAAGGTGAGTTTATGAAGGTAACAACAGCTTATGCACTAGCTTGGATATCTGTAGCAACCACTGTATCAATTGGAATTGTAGTTTCCAAAAGTTTAATTCCAATGTGGTTTTTATTAATACCGGCATGTATTTCAATAAGTAGCAGTAAAGGGTGAGGACATGAGTGGAGCATTACGACAACTTAAAAAGAAGGGGAAGGTTAAGCCTTCTCCTATAGATCCAGCATTAATGGCAGCTTGGCACAATGGATTTAATCAGGGTGTAAAACAACAACTTAAATCGGATATGAATACCCTGGCTAAATTGCTTGAAGGATTGGAAGAATGGCCGGGGATTGGCGAAAAGACAGCGGGTAAGATTCGGGAGCATTTCCTCAGCAAATTTGGGATGTAAGGTGGTGTCTTATGCCAAGGGGACGAAGAGCGACAAAGGAATATGCCGTTTATAAAGGCGATGAACTTCTAGTGATTGGAACTGCAAGAGAGTGTGCAGAAGCTTTAGGGGTACAGAGAGAAACCATTATTTATTATATGTCTGCTGCTTATCAAAGAAGGTTAAGCAAAAGGAAAGACACAAAGAACGCTTTAGTGACAGTGCCTTTGGATGATGAAGATGATGAATCTTAGATCTATAAAGCGACATAAGGAGGAGTTAATAATGTTTGAATTATCACTTATAAAAAAGAACTTGAAATACGGTGAGGAAATCGAAGGGAAAGAATACGCACATAAAGTACTTTCGTTAGAAGATGTTAAATGGTTAATTGAACAGGCTGAAAAGGTTGAGGAATTACAGAGTAGGATAGATAAGGTTTTAGAACAGTCTGGAGTTAATTGGATAAATAAAGTGTTAAAAGGTGTTGAGTGATAGTTCACACTACGAAGATTTGACGAAATAAAAAAGAAGGTGAACAACATGATCCTATTCACCTGTAAAGAATGTAACCAATCAAGATTTGAATTAGAGATTATCCCAAAATTGAAGTGTCCAGATTGCGGAAAGTACATGGAGGCTATTGAAGAAGAGGAGTGAAAACCATGATAAGCAAGGTAACAACCTGGCAAATGACCGAGGAAGAACGATTGGCATATATCGAAAAACATCCCATTAAACCAATAAAAAAACCAAAGGGCACAGGATTTAGCTTTGATTCACCGGATTATAAAATTTCAACCGAACAGAGACAAGAAAATGCAAGGAAAGCAAGGGCGGCAAAAGATTATAAATGGAGGAGTCAAAAAGCTGTGGAGAGTAGATGGAAGAGCGAATAAAAAAATGCCAGGATTTCTCCCGGCTAGGTAATGTCTCGACAATTCTATTTTACCACGGGAGGTATCTAGGTGAGCAAACAATTACAATTTATTCTTCCTAAGATTGACGAAAAGAAAACAAAAGAAGCAGTGGAGGCGGCATTAGAAAAATATCGTATGTATCTGCTATCTGTTACAGAAGAAAAGGTCCCGAAAATCACGGCATCATATTCGCTACAACCTCCTGCATTTACGAATGAATTTCACTCACCTGTAGAAAGTGCGGCTATTGATAAAGTGGATATGGAAAGGGAAAGAGAAAACTATATCGAATGGATCCGTAGGGCTGTAAACCGGCTTAATTTTAAAGAACGGGAATTAATCATAAAACGGTACCTGGAAGACGAGGAACTATTTGATTATGAGCTTTACAATGAAATGAGGATGTCAGAAAGAAAGTATTATAGATTAAAAGCAAGAGCATTTTATAAACTTGCCTTTGCTCTGAAAATAGAAGTCTATGAACAGGTTGTGATTAATCAATGAACTATGTACAGCCTATTCGGGACCTAGACAAAGTAAATGAAATGAAATCTTATCTGAAAAGCAAGAGCGAGAGGAATTATATCCTCTTCTTGCTTGGGATAAGCACGGGCTTAAGGATTTCGGATATTCTTCAGCTCAGGAAAGAAGATTTATTAAATACCCATGTCAACATAAAGGAAATGAAAACAAGGAAACAAAAGCGGATTCGTATTCCTCCTTATATTCGGAAAGAGCTCATTGAATATGCAAGGAGACTTAAGGACCGGGAATATGTTATTAAAAGCCGTCAAGGCGGCAATAGAGCCATTGACCGTTCTGTGGCTTACCGTATCCTTCGAGAAGCAGCAGAGCAGGTTAATTTGAGCGAAATTGGCACTCATACATTAAGAAAAACATTTGGGTACCATTTTTACCAGCAGACAAAGGACGTGGCCATGCTGCAGGAAATGTTTAATCATAGCTCACCTCAGATCACATTAAGGTATATCGGGATTAACCAAGATTCAATGGATAAGGCCATGCTTAAGTTTAAGATTTGATGAATAGGAGGGTGGCCGGTGAAAGAGTATGCGATATATAAAGGTGAGGACCTATTGTGTATCGGTGATGTTGTTGAATGTGCGGAAACGCTGGGAGTGAAGGTTAGTACCATCTACACCTATGCAGCTAAAGACAGAAGAAGAAGAGCTGAAAAAAGCAAGAATCCTGAACAATGGACATTAGCTTATGCTTTGAATAAAGAGGAATAGATAGAAAAGGTGACATATGAGGAGTGGAAAAAGTGAGTGAAGAAATGAAAGCTTTAAGGAAAGAAATAGTCCACAAAGTTTTGCTATTAACCGTAGAAATTGAGTACGCAGAAGGTCACGAAAAGGACTTATTACTTGCAAAGTACGAAGGATTTAAAGAAGCTTGGGAGTTAACAGGTGGAGATATTCCAGAAGAGGTTGCTTCGTAATGCGGAGAAGGAGTGAAAAGGTTTGAAAGAAAATCTTGAACAAAAAATAAAAGATAATCTCAAACGCAATCCTTTTTACAAAGAGTCCAATAAGGATTTGCTAAAGGTGAAAATAGATGGTCATTTAAAAAGTGAAACACCTTTTATCTCGATTAAAAATATTGCTATTGAAATTGATTAGTTCATCTTACGGAGATAAGGCAATTTAAGAGGCTAACAACCTCTTATTTTTTTAAAGATTTAAAATCTGCATCATAAAAAAACAAAGAGTGCAGTCAAAAATAAAAGTGAAACAAAAACAGTGATATCAAGGGATTTAGCAATTAGGTGAGTGCAACAGTCTATGTATTATATTGCAGTCATTAAAGAAAGTGAGGAATGGCAAGGGATGCAGGTCGAAGAGGCAAAGAAACAAATTAAAGAATTGAGGAATTATATCCAGCAGATCCAGAGCTACCAGCCAGAAACATTCGAGCAAGAAGCAAACTATTTATATGTGCAGCTGGAGAGCGTGAGCAAGGTGGCCGATGAATTGAATAAAAAAGGATACAAGGTTGGAGCCCGGAAAGTGATCAGCAAGGATGTTTCAGATATCATTCGTTCTAAGCCGGTAATCGATGAAATGCATCAACTGGCAAAGAAGTTTTTCAATGGGAATAAGAAGAGAGCAACCGGGCGCGGCTGGATATAAAAAGGAGTGAATGATTATGACTGGGAACGAACGGTTAGAGAAAATAAAAGAAGTCCACCTTGAACGGATAAAACAAAATGAATTATATACAGCAAGCTTTATACATGTTGATTGGCTAATTGAACAGGCTGAAAAGGTTGAACGGTATGAAGCAGTGTTAAAAAGAATTGTTAAACAAACTTCTTGTGATGATACTTGGGATTTTGCGAACAGAGTTTTAGAAGGTAAGCCAAATAATGATTTGTTCTACAGAATGAATATAGATTAAGTTGCAAACAAAAGTGGCAGAAAAGTGAAAGAAAAAGGGCAGGATTTAAGCAGAGTATTTTCTTTTAGACATGCTATATTAGTAATATGAAGTTTTATAGGTCACGGAAATGACCTAATTAAAATAGTCAACTTTTGTTCTAGGGAATAATTAGTTTCTTCAGGCTAAAAGGTTTGAGGCGGTAATCGTTTAGGGGTAGGCGATTATCGCCTTTTTCTATGTTCTTTGCAAAGTGAGTTAAACGGTTAGCTTAGTTTGGAATGAATATACGGCAAAGGGTGATGCGCTATGTCGGAGAAAAAGCTACAAAAGAAATCACCTAAGAATAAGCAGAAGAAGGAACAGCTATCACGTAAGGACATCGAGGAACTAATGGGGATTAACAAGCCAGTGTACACAAGACATAATGGAGCGATCCGAAGGAAATGACTGAGTACAAGACTTACGAACAGAAGAGAAAGTTTTATAAGTCAGCAGCATGGGAGCATCTAAGACAGCAAGCCTTAGAGCGTGACAACTGGGAGTGCCAGCAGTGCAAGCGTGAAGGAAGAGTACATGCAGACTCACGGAAGGTTGAAGGGCAACGTAAAAGCATAGAGCTAAACGTTCACCATAAGTATGAGATAGAGTTCTATCCTAAACTTGCTATGGTGTTGGACAATTTAGAATCTCTTTGTATAAATTGTCATAATAAAACCCATGGAAAAGGCTTCAAACCGAAAGAAAAAAAGTGGGACGATGAGAAATGGTAAATATTTTTTGAGATTTTTGTCGAAATACCCCCGGCCAAATTTTTTTGAAATTTTTTTCCGGCCCCGGGCCGGCGGGGGAGCTCGATTTCCCGGATTTTTCGTAAATATTTCACGTTAGGGGGTGGGTAAAGTGGCAGTTAAGATCACAGAATTACAAAAACAGCTCATGGATAGAATCGATATAACCGATTTGGTCCAGCTGGAAAAAGTAGAACGCTATATTGATTTGGTAAAGTCATTCCGAAAGGTTAATAAAATTATAGCCAAAGAGGGAGAATCCATTACAACTGAAAATGGGTTTCAAAAATTTACTAAAGCCCATCCTCTGATTGGTGAGAGAAATAAAATAAACGCTTCTTTATTGAGCATTGAGAAATCATTTGAATACGAAGGTGAAGAAAAGATTAAGCATAGCGCTAGTGACCTTATATGATTTCAAACAAGTATGTGGATGAGTATATCCACATTTATGAAACAGGAAAAATCATACTCAATAAAGAGCGAATTATGCTTATAGAATATCTTCAAAAGTATGTACTAATTCGGGATGATCTCTATTTTGATGAAAAGTTAATCGAGAATTTTATCAAGTTTGCTGAAAAGTGGTATTTTCCATTACAACCGTTTCAAAAATTTATAGCAGCATTTGTTTTTCTTTTTTATAAAGAAGACAAATCTGTTTTTTATGAACAGTTTTTGATCATGATGGCCCGGGGTGGTGGTAAGAATGGTTTTATATCTGCCTTGAGTCATTTTCTTATTAGTCCATTGCATGGTATTCCCAGGTACAACATATCTATTGTGGCCAATAGTGAATTGCAAGCAAAAACTTCATTCAAAGAAATTTATGACACAATTGAAGCTAATGAAGTTTTGGAAAACATGTTTTACCGGACAAAAGTTGAAATAACGAGCAATGATACGAAAAGCATGCTCCAATTCCACACTTCAAATGCCAGCACTAAGGATGGCTTGCGGGATGGGGCGGTTATTTACGATGAAATACATCAATACGAAAACTTTGATACTGTAAATGTATTCTCTAGCGGACTTGGTAAAGTTCCAAATGCTAGGGAATTTTTTATTGGTACAGATGGATTTGTTCGCGAGGGTTTCATTGATAAGACAAAAGAACGGGCAATGAACATTTTAGAAGGTAAGGACCTTGATGATCCATTATTCCCTTTTATTTGCCGGATAGATGATTCTAAAGAAGTGGACGATCCTGATGTATGGGAAAAAGCGAATCCAATGTTTAGTAAGCCTATGAGTAAGTATGCAAAAGGACTTTTTAAGAAGGTCCTTACTCAATTTAAGCAGCTGGTAAACAATCCTTCAAACCGTGAAGAATTTATGACCAAGAGAATGAACTTGCCAGAGGTTGATTTAAACAAAACTGTGGCGGCTTGGGAGGATATTTTAAGAACAGGTTTTGAAGAAGATGGAACGCTAAGGGAATTACCGGACTTAAAACATCGAGTTTGCGTTGGTGGATTGGACTTTGCGAGTATCAAAGACTTTGCGGCAGTAGGATTGCTATTTAAAGTCGGTGAAGAATACATTTGGAAATCTCATTCATTTGTTCGTAAGGGATTTTTAGACAAGGTGAAGTTAAAAGCCCCCATTAAAGACTGGGAGCGCCTAAAATTACTCACCATTGTAGATGAACCAGTAATTGATATTAAACATATTGTTGATTGGTTTGTTGAAATGCGGGAGATATACGGATTAACGAAAATTGTTGCCGATACATTCCGTTTAGATATTGTCAAAACAGCACTGGAAGCAGAAGGATTTGAATTAGTGTTTATTCGAAATCCAAGGGCCATTCATTCCTTGCTTGCTCCCCGGGTTGAGACGATGTTTGCAAAGCATAAGATTATTTTTGGTGATAATCCTTTAATGCGCTGGTACACGAACAATGTTTACGTTCACATTAAGAAGGACGGAAACAAGGAATATTTGAAAAAAGATGAATTTAGAAGAAAAACAGACGGTTTCCAGGCATTTATTCACGCTCTATTTGAAGCCGATAATGTTTTAGTCGATGAAATGGACTTTTTCTTAGATGACATTAATTTCTAGAAGAGGAGGTGAGAAAATATGGGGTTCCTGGACTATTTCAAAAGTAGAAACCAAGAATTAGAATTGTTATTTGACTTAGATATAATCGAGGACACATCAGAGAAAATTCAAATGAAAAAGCTAGCTATTCAAGTGTGTGTGGATATGATTGCACGGACTATTATTCAGTCTGAATTTCGTTTGAAAAATGGTAAAGATATCATCAGAGATGAAATTTATTACAGATTGAATGTCCGGCCAAATCAAAATATGTCAGCCTCAACATTTTGGCATACTGTCATTGATAAGCTCATTAAAGAAAATGAAGTATTGATTATTCAAGCAGACAATCAGGATCTATTGATTGCGGATTCTTTTTCGCGGATTGAATATGCAGTTTATGAGGACAGTTTTAAAGATGTAACGGTGAAAAATTATACTTTTAATCGTACTTATAAAACAAGCGATGTTATTTATCTGCAATACAATAACGAAAAATTAACAACATTGCTTAATGGCCTTTATGAAGATTATGGTGAGCTTTTCGGAAGGATTTTAAACTTCCAGAAACGCAAAAATCAGATACGCGGCATAGTTGACATTGATGCTATCTATGATAAAAGCGATAAGGGCCAAGAAAGAATACAAAACTATATAAATAAAATCTATAAAGCATTTAGCGAAAAAGATGTAGCCATTGTTCCACAGCAAAAAGGTTTTAAGTTGGAAGAAATGAAGCAAGCATCCACCCTTCAAAGTGTAGATGAAGTTAACAAGGTTACAGATGGTTTTTTATATCATGTTGCCAGGGCTGTAGGTATTCCGATTGCTTTAATAAAAGGTGATATCGTAGATACAGAAAAAGCTACACGAAATTATATGAATTTCTGCATTGATCCTATTTTAAAGAAAATTAAAGATGAGTTAACTGCCAAACTCATTGATAAAGCTGATTACTTGAAAGGCAAACGAATGGATATTAAACGAATTTCTTACAGTAATATCTTTGATGTTGCCACCTCTGTGGACAAGCTGAGAGCATCCGGAACTGTAACAGGCAATGAATTGCGTGAAGAATTAGGTTTAGAAAGGGCTGATGATCCATTGCTTGATAAATTCTTTATGACTAAGAACTATCAAGAGAGCTCTGATGCGCTCAAAGGAGGTGATAACTAGTGAAGCGATTTAAAAATGAACAGGCTAACAAAATGGCTGCAACTATTAAACATGAATTTAAAGCAGAAGCGAGTGGAAACACCACTGAAATCACTATTTACGGTGATATCGGGGAATCTTGGTGGGGTGAATCTATCTCAGCTAATGATATTAAAAATGCTTTAAAGGATGTAACCACTGACACAATCACTATTCGTTTGAATAGTCCTGGTGGTGATGCGTTTGATGGAATCGCGATTTATAACCAGCTTAAAAACCATAGCGCAAAAGTAATCGCTCATATTGATGGTTTGGCAGCGAGTGCAGCTTCTATTATTGCTATGGCTGCAGATGAAATCATTATGAATACAGGGTCAATGTTGATGATTCATGAAGCTTCTACCTTTACATGGGGAACTAAAGCTGATATCAAAAAGACATTGAATGCATTAGAGGGAATTGACGCATCTATTGCTGATATTTATATGACCCGTTTCAGCGGTGAACGAGATGAACTCAATACCTTAGTTGAGAATGAAACTTGGTTTACTGCAAGTGGAGCTGTTGAGGCTGGGTTAGCTGATACAGTTAACGATAATAAAACTGATGATAACATCGAAAATTTAAAGACAATGATTTTTAATCTCCAATCTGAAATCACGCAATTAAAAAATAAACAACCACAAGAGCCTGCTACTGATCCTGTTCAACCTAGACGGAATCTGAGTATGCTTTTTTTAAATTTATAAGGGGGTAGGAAAATGGGTATTAAATTTAACAATTTCGAAGAAAAGAAACTAGCTTTTGCGAAAGCCACACAAGAAGGGACAGCAGAAGAACAATCAGTTGCATTAAATAGCATGATTGAAGCACTTGCACAGGATGTACAAGCAGATATTTTCAATCAAGTGAATGAATCTATTATTGATCGTTCTATCATGCAATCACGCGGCTCTAATGTCCTTACTAGCGAGGAAATGAAATTCTTTAATGCTGTGGTTCAAGATGGTGGGTTTAAAGATACAGAAACACTTCCTAAAACCACTCAAGAACGTATTTTTGATGACCTAGTACAATCACATCCATTACTCCAACATATTGGCCTACAAAACTTAGGTGCCGTAACAGAATTTATCTACGGTGATCCAGAAGGCGCAGCAGTGTGGGGACCACTATTCGGAGATATCCAAGGACAGCTAAATGCTGCATTCCGTAAAGAAAATATCAGCCAGCTTAAATTGACTGCTTTTATTCCTCTTGCAAATGATATGCTTAAACTTGGACCAGTTTGGATTGAGCAATATGTTAGAACTATGATCTCCGAAGCAATGGCTGTTGGATTAGAGCGCGGCTTTGTTGCAGGTACAGGTAAAAATGAACCGATTGGTTTATTAAAGAATCCAGCTGGTTCTGTTACGGATGGTGTTTATCCAGATAAAACATCAGCAGGTACATTAACATTTGAACCTGGACGTACAACAATTAATGAATTAAAAGACGTTGTTAAATTGCTTGCTAAAAAATTGAATGCAGATGGTACCGATGCAGATAGACCTAAAACTATTGCTGGTAAAGTTGTAATGGTAACAAATCCATTCGATACTTTTGATATTCAAGCAAATTCTACCGTTCAAAATGCAGCAGGTATTTACGTAACTAGCTTGCCATTTAATCCAACTCCAAGCGAATCAGTATTTGTCCCACAAGGAAAGGTTCTTTTCTTTGTTAAAGGTGAATATATCGCAGCAATGGGTGGGACTGAGCCAATTAAGAAATTTGACCAGACTATGGCACTTGAAGATGCTACTCTTTATATCGCAAAACAATATGCAACAGGTAAGCCAAAGGATAAGTACGCATCACAAGTTTATACTTTGTCACTGAACATTCCTGGCGCATAATTTGGGGGTGATGTGATTGGAAATCACGCCACAAATCTTAGAAGAATTTAAAGAACGAATGCATATATCTCATTGGGGTGAGGACGACAATTTATCAAGATTGTTGTCCTTTTCTATTGTGGATTTACAGCAAAAATGCGGAGCATTCGACATTGATACAAATGAACAAGCTAAAGAGCTAGTATTTGAGCGAACACGCTATGCATACAATGACGCACTGGAATACTTTAACGATAATTTTCTAAGCCAAATTACAGCTTTAGGAATATTGCTAATGCCAGAGGATGATTCAGATGCAACCGTTTAAATATAAGCCACCAAGAGTGAATACCGGTCATTTACGAACGCCGATTACCTTTTACGAATATGCGCCTAATGATGGTCCGGAGCCAGGCGAAACACAAAAGCAAGTTTTATATAATGCTTGGGCCAAGGCGGATAATGTTTGGTTAAAGGATATAGAAATTGCTAAATCAAATGGCACGTTATCAGATGTCACCATTACGATTCGAGATCCACAAGCGGATTTTATTCCTACTAATAAACATTACCTTTCTATTGATGCTCCTGAGTTTAATGGGATGCAGTTCAATATCAAGCATGTTCAGCCCGACTTGCAAAACAAACAATTTATTACAATTGTGGCAGGTCTAAAAGAATGAGTGTGAATATTAGAGGTAATAATGCATTACTCGCTGAATTGGAAAGACGATTAGGTGCTATGGCAACTCAAAGAATAAGCGATAAAGCTTTAAAAAAAGGTGCCGAAGTATTTGTTGAAGAATTAAAACGTCAATTTGAATCATTTAAAAAGACAGGTGCCTCCATTGAAGAAATAACAATAAGTGAACCCACATGGAGTGGACGTACTCGAGTGGTAAAGGTGCATTGGCGCGGACCTAAAGACCGATATCGTATTATTCACCTGAACGAGTTTGGCACCGTACAAAACCCTAATCCACGCGGTAAAGGTGCAATAGCACGGGCTATGAAAAATTGTGAAGCAGCCTATCGCGCAGCAATTGCAAGGGCGATTAGAGGTGAGATTTAATGGATGTTTTAGGGATGATTTATAATGCTTTAATAGCAAATGAATACATTCTCTCCCAAGCCAAAGGAAGAATCAAATACTATGAGTATCCAGAATCTAAGGATGTTAAAAATCCATTTATCATTATTGATCCATTGGATGTTCCTTCACCAAAAGATTTCGCAGATAATACTTGGTTATCGAATGATTGTTTATTGCAAATTGATGTATGGACAAAAAATCGAACAACCACAAAAGAATTAGCTGAGAATGTTCAAAAGGTTATGTGGAATATTGGTTTCCGTCAAAATGGCGGCATTGAAGAATGGGATAAAGATACTGGTATTTTTCGAGATGCAAGACGTTATCGCGGTAAAATTTATCGTGATGATTTAGATATTTAAAGGAGTGATTTGAATGACAGTAGAAAAAAGCTATAAAGCAGCAACGGGTGTAGATGAATTTTATTATGCTCCATTAACATCGGATAATGAATCATCATTTACAGCTGGTACCATTTCACGAGTGCAATTTTTGCAAAGTATTGAAGTAGAAATTCCTCAGGAAGTAGTACGTGCGTATGGTGATAACAAAACTGCTGAAATTGCGGTTGCTGGTGGTAATACTACGGTTACAACTAGCTTTCACAAAGTCCCGGCTGAAGATAAAGCTGTATTGTTCGGCTTAGAAAAATCCACAGATGGAATTTATGGCGTTGGTTCTGAAGACAATCCACCTTATGTGGCTGTTGTGTTCAAAAAAACCTATGAAGATGGTTCTTCTGAATGGGTTGGACTTACTAAAGGAAAATTCATGCGCAGCAAGATTTCTGGTAAAACCAAAGAGGATAAAACGGAATTTGAAGCAGATGAAGTAACAGGTGAATTCATGGATCGTTATGTACCTGAATTTGATCAAGAAAAATCTGTTTTATTCGGTGTTGATGCAAAAGGAAGTACAGCCAGCCGTGATGCTTTATTCACAAAAGTTTTTGGACAAAGCTACCCAGTCGCAGTCTTAGGAGCTTAGTAAATGGGTAAACAAAAATATGAGGTTATTCATGATTTTAAGGATTTGCAAGATAAAAATAAGGTTTACCGTGTAGGAGATACATTCCCTAAACCAGCAAATAAAAAGGTTACAGAAGAACGTTTGGAGGAACTATCATCCACTTCTAACAAACTGGGAAAGCCAGTAATTAAAGAATTAGAGTAGGAGTAGGTATTTGCCTACTCTTTTTTATTTATAAAGGAGCGAACAATAAATGGCTAATTTAAAACGAAATATGATCGAACTTGTGAAAGAAGTTAAAGAAGGTGAAATTGTCACTAAAAAATATCTCACTCCTGTTTTTATCCCCTTTTCCGTTGTGTATGAAGCCATTGATATGACCGAACAAATTGATAAGAGCGATTCAAATAAAAATGCTTCATCAGAAAGAGAATTAATCGATAAACTCATGGATTTTGTGGCTAACAAGATCTATAAAGGTCAATTCACAAAAGAAGAACTATTCAACGGACTCCATGCACCTGATGCTATCCAAACCTTACAAGAACAAATCGTGTTTGTGGCCCAAGGAAAGCAAACTGATGAAACAAAAAAGTTTTTGGCGAAGAAGAGTTAACGGATGAGGACTTTTCCCCAGCCAAACAGAAAGAATACATGGATAAACTCATCCTTGACATGATGAAAGAAGGTAAGGACATAAACGAAATTTTGAATATGCCTTATCACTTTATGCTAGAAGTTTTAAATGAAAAAAATAAACCACGACAAGAAAGATCACTAATCGCTGCTTTCGGAGGTTAGGGATCTTATGTATTTTTGGTGAAAGGAGGTAAATATGGAGCGAATAGAAGGCTTATCCATTGATTTAGCTTTAGATACTACAAGGTTAAATCGTGGGCTAACAGGTCTGCGGGATAAATTAAGGTCATTAAATACTGAAATGGCAGCAAATCTAAGTGCTTTTGACCGTGGAGATCGTTCAATAGCAAGAAACGAAGCTCGTTTGAATAGTTTAAATCGCAAGCTGGAAGTCCAAAAGGAAATCACAAAAGCAGCCAGACAAGAATATGAAAAGATGGTCCAGCAACATGGCGAAGGTTCAAGGGAAGCTGATAGAGCAGCTTCGGCCTATAACCGGGAAGTGAGTAACCTAAACAATCTAAATCGCTCTATTAACAATGCTACACAAGAACTAACCAGAATGAGGGAAGCACAACGTGTTGCCGAAACAGGATGGGGTAGGTTAGGTGCCCGATTGACTAATTTATCAGGCAGATTAACAAGCCTTGGGCAAGGTATGCAAAATGTAGGTCGAAGCATGACGCAATCATTTGGGGTTGCAACTGCGGCAGTTGGTGGTGTTTTAGCGTTATCCACTAAAAAAGCAATGGATTTTGAAGCTCAAATGTCTTCTGTTAAATCAGTTATGGCACCTGATGAAGTTAAACAATTTGGTGGAGCACTTCAAGATTTAGCAGTTACAATGGGTGCTAAAACTAAATATTCAGCAACAGAAGCGGCCCAAGGGATTGAAGAGTTAATAAAGGCTGGGGTATCTGTTAAAGACATTATGAGTGGTGGTCTTGACGGAGCATTATCTTTGGCTACTGCTGGCGAATTAGAATTAGGGGATGCTGCTGAAATTGCTTCTACTGCCCTAAATGCGTTTAGAAAAGATGGTTTATCTGTTTCTAGGGCAGCCGATATCTTAGCTGGTGCTGCAAATGCATCTGCTACTGATGTGGGTGAATTAAAATTTGGCCTTTCAATGGTGTCTGCTGTAGCAAGTGGTGTAGGACTTACATTCGAAGACACCTCAACAGCATTGGCTGCATTCGCTCAGAATGGTTTAAAAGGCTCAGATGCTGGTACATCACTTAAAACTATGCTTTTAAACTTATCGCCACATACAAAGGCTGCACAAGATCAAATGGATTCATTAGGTTTAGCAACAAGTAATACCACAGCAGCCTACAATTGGTTAGCAGATCGAGGGATGAAGCCAGCTTCAAAATCATCAGATGATGTAATAAAATCTCTTGAAAAATTAGCGAAAATCCAAGCTGGATCAGGTGCTTCAGCTTCTAAAGTAGCTAAAGAATATGATAAGTTAGCGAAATTCTCAGGGTTTGCATCCAGTGCATTCTATGATGAAAACGGAAATTTGAAATCAATGTCTGATATAGCAGGAATTTTAAAAGATGCTTTAAAAGACTTAAATAGCGAGCAAAGACAACAAGCTTTACAAACAATGTTTGGTACAGATGCAATCCGGGCCGGAAACATCCTTTACAAAGAGGGTGCAGAAGGTATCAAAAATATGAACAAGGAAATGAACAAAGTAAAAGCGGCTGATGTTGCAAAAGAAAAATTAAACAACCTTAAAGGGGTAATCGAGCAATTACATGGTTCGGTAGAAACTGCACAGATTAGCATCGGTAATGCCTTAATCCCTGCCCTTCGCGGATTAACAAATATCTTACAAAAAGGAGTCGATTGGTTTAACAAATTATCTCCAAGCATGCAGAAAATGATAGCGATTGGCGGAGCGGTTACAGCTATATTCTTAGCTTTGGGAACTGGCTTAGGAATAATGTTAACCGTTATGGGTGGTGCCATTAGTGGAATGGGTGCTTTGGCCGGAGGATTAGGGAGACTTTTCCCGGCTATCGCAAGAGCCGGAGGATTACTAAATTGGATAAAATCAGGACTTATGGCTTTAACTGGGCCAGTGGGAATAGTAATTGGTGTAATTTCGCTATTAACAGTCGGTTTTGTCGCACTTTATAAAAATTCGGCAACCTTTAGGGCAGGAATTCAAAAACTTTTAAGTAATGTTAAACAGCTTGCCCAGGATGCTTTAAAAGCTTTACAACCAGCGATACAAACTGTTATTCAGTTTTTCAAAAGTCAATTAGCGGTTCTGAAACAATTTTGGCAGCAAAACGGAACTGTAATTGTTCAGGCCATAATGAATATCGGCAAGGTTATAGGAGCTGTTTTCAAAGGGATATTTGCTGTAATTAAATTTATAATGCCAGCCGTACTAATCGTTGTTAAAATGGTGTGGGATAACATCAAAGGCACAATAAGCGGTGCTATAAAAATCATTATGGGTGTCATTAAGATATTCGCTGGCCTGTTTACGGGCAACTTCGGGAAAATGTGGGAAGGTATTAAGCAATTATTTGTAGGTGCGATTCAATTCATTTGGAACTTTGTTCAATTGATGTTCTGGGGAAGAATGTTAAAAGGGATATTATCTCTAGGGAAACTACTTATTAACGGGTTCAAAGGTGCGTGGGGCGGTATTAAAAATGTATTCTCCACAGTGATTGAATGGATCGTTAATTTTGTTAAAAACCGTTTTAATACTGCGAGAAATTTAATTAACGGCACTATGACAGGTATTAAAAATATTATTCGTACAATCTGGAATGCAGTTGTAAACGTATTTTCTACTGTTTTAAAAACAATTTTAGACTTCGTGAGATTGCGATTTAATACATTAAGAAACAATATTTCTACTGTATTTAATGCAATTCGTGATTTAACAAAAACCATTTGGAACACAATTAAAGATTATATTTATAATCCAATTAAAAATGCTGTTACAAATGCAATTAGAGGATTTACAAACTTGAAATCTAAAATATCAGAGATTTTTGGGACGATTAAAACTAAAGTCGCTGGCTATGTCTCTGATATGATCGAAAATGTGAAAAGTATGCCTGGGAAAATGGCTGATGGAATCCAAAGAGCTGCCGGGAAAATTAAAAGTGCCATGACATCTGTAGGGAATTTTATGCTGTCTGGGATTGGTAACGGTGTAAATGGAGTCATTACCGGGATTAACTGGGTTTTAGATAAATTAGGAGTTAGTAAAAAGCTGAAAAAATGGGAAGTGCCACAATATGCCCAAGGCACAGATGGGCACCCAGGCGGATTGGCTGTTGTGGGTGATGGTAAGGGATCCAATTCAGGTCGAGAATTAATCCAAACACCTGACGGAAATAAATTCTTATCACCATCTTCGCCAACACTTATTAATTTACCTAAAGGTACTCAAGTTTTACCAGCAAGTCTAACTAAACAATTAATTCCACATTATGCGTGGGGCACTGATTTATGGAATGGCACAAAAAAATTCGCTGCTAATGCATGGAATAAAACAAAAGATATTGCCCTTGATGTGTGGGAATACGCTAGTGATCCTAAGAAGCTCTTAAACTTAGCTTTAGATAAACTAGGTATTTCTATTCCAAGTGCTACAGATGTTATTGGGGAAATCGCAAAAGGTGGATTTTCTAAAGTTAAGGATAGTGCATTTGGCTTTATCAAAAAACAACTAGATGAATTTGCTTCTAGTGTGCCAGATGCAGGATCAGGTGTGCAACGCTGGGCAGGAATAGCAACAAAGGCCTTAAAGATGACCAATCAATTTACTGCAGCAAATCTAAAAGCCTTGCTTTATCAAATGGATACTGAATCAAGCGGTAATCCCAAAGCAATCAACTTATGGGACAGCAACGCAAAACGCGGTACGCCATCAAAAGGTTTAATGCAAGTCATCGATCCAACTTTTAGGACTTATGCAATGCCTGGATTTAATAAAAATATTTGGGATCCAATGAGTAATATTTTAGCGTCTATCCGTTATGCAGTTTCCCGTTATGGTTCACTAGCAAAAGCGTATAGAGGTGTCGGTTATGCTTCAGGAGGGCTTATTAAAAATTCCGGGCTATACAACCTAGCTGAAGGTGGTTATCCTGAGTGGGTTATCCCTACTGATCCATCAAAGCGGACAGATGCTATGAAGCTATTAGCGTTAGCAGGAAAACAAATCAGTGGTAACAAACGACCAGGACAATTACCGAATGTCGGTAGTGATAATAACAACGCTTTGGAAAAACTACTTGATGCAACTTTAGAACAAACAAAAGTGTTATTGCAGTTATTACAATCCAATAAGAATCCTGTTGTTTTAAATGGTCGTATTCTTACTGAAGAAATTAGCAAATTGCAACAAACACAAACGAACAGAACTAACAGAATGGGAGGGATTACTACATGAGATCAATAACCTATAATGGTGTGAAGCTAACAGATTACTTTTTAATCGAAAAAGTCACCAGAAGCATTCTCCCTCCCAGAGAAATTTCTTTGTTGCAAGTGCCAGCAAGGCACGGAGCTTATTTTACAGGTGCCAGGTATGGGGCAAGAAAAATAGATGTTGAGTTGACTGTTATTGCCGATACACCAACACAGTATATGGAGACATTGCGATTTCTAGCGTTTTGTATGGACTTAGAGGAACCATCAGAATTAATTATTTCGGATGAATCTGATAAATTGTATTATGCGATTTTATCAGGTGATACAGACATGACAAACGACCTTCTTACTTTAGGTAAAGGTACACTTTCATTTTTGTGTCCTGATCCATTTGCATACAGCACAACAGAAAAAACCATTACACCAACAAAGGGTATGTTCCTTTTTCAAAACGAGGGAACAACAACAACCTTCCCGAAATTCAATGTGAATTTCCAAAATGAAGCTACCTTTGTTTCTTTTATCAGTCCGGACGGGGTTATTCTAATCGGGAATCCAAATGAACCTGATCAAATTGTTTTGCCGAAAACAGAATATAAACTGAACGATAACATGCAAAGTACATCAGGGTGGGTGAACGCTGGAAGTGTTTTAGACAGTGGAAGATTGAATGATGGTTCGATCATCGTCAAAGATGGGGATGGCATTGCAGCATCGAACTATGGAACAGGAACAGCTGGATCTAAAATATGGCATGGCCCTGCAGTCAGAAAAGATTTGTCAGAACTAGTTAAAGACTTTACTGTTAAAGTTCGGATGGATTTTTCCTCGCAGGATGGTACATCAAAACTCGATGGTGATCAAAAAGGACGTTTAGAAATTTACCTTTTTAACCAAAGCGGTGGGAAGATTGGTAAATTAGTTATGCGTGATTCATATAAAAACTATGAGTTTAATATCCCAGAAATTTATATTCAGAATACGACTTTCTTAGAAAAAGAACCATCTGCACCAGAAGGTAAAAAGGTAAAGCAAAAGCTTTATAAAACCTATACGGTACAAAAAGGGGATATCCCTATTTCTATTGTTCCTTCATTAGTTACGTGGATAGCGATTGCAAAAAAACATCATATGACTGCAGAGGAACTAGCTACTCTTAATAAAAAGAGGGTAACAGATAAATTAAAGGTTGGGCAAAAATTACAGGTTTACGATAAAACCGTTACAAAGACTGTCTACCCAGAACACGTTGGGGATTATAACGATTTTTACGGTGAATTTACTCTTTCGAGGGTAGGAACTAAATGGTATGCGGAAGTTTCTAGAATGCAGGGAGGCGGCAGCAATCCACAAAAGAAAACAAAGACTATCAAAAATACTTTTTATGATGTGGAAGGGCAGTTCACAACAGCTAGTTTATCCTATATCGTTATTCATTTTGCACAGTGGGAAAACGAACCTGTGGTCCAGAAAATGCGTGTAACCGATGTAAAAATATTAAAGCATAATATAGATACAATCATTGATGTTCCTGCTTTATTCCAAGCAGGGGATGAGCTTGAAGTTGATTTGTCTGATAGCAGTGTTCATTTAAATGGGGATCCATTTATGCAAGATGTGGACGTTGCTTCAACATTCTTCCCGATTTATGAAGGTGAGACACAAGTAAAAGTAAATTCGGATGATTCTGCTGCAACCTTTAGTGCTACCTTCACTGAAAGGTACTTATAGGGGTGAAATTATGATCTTTTACCTTGACAGACATGAGAGAACACAAGCGATTTTCACGAACAATGGCAGCCCAGATTCATGTCCTTACTATGATGATCTTTTAAAAGAGGATCTTGACACTGGTACATCATCTTATGAATTTAAAATACCATCCAACCACCCTTATTCAAATAAAATTGAAGAGGGTGGTTTTATTGTCCGAAAAGATTTAGATGGAAAACTAGTCATGTTTACGGTTATGGAAATCGAAGAAACCCATTCGGATACGAGTGATAAATATATTTACGCTGAAAACGCTGGATTAGAGTTGCTGAATGATATTGTGCGTCCTATTACCCACATGTCAAAGAATGCAAAACAAATCCTTGATATTGTCCTACAGGATACCAGGTGGCAACGCGGTGATGTTGATTACTTCGGAGTGGATAACTTTTATTTCGAAGAGTATCAAACTGTTTTAGCAGAGTTGCAATATATTGCAGATAAATTTAACGGTGAACTGAATTTCCGGGTGAAAATGAAAAATGGTGAAGTTGTGGCCCGGTATGTAGATTTAGTTACTCAACGGGGAACAGATACCAAAAAGCGGTTTACTTATACAAAAGATATCTCATCCATTCGAAGGAAAATAGATATGACCAATGTGGCAACTGCTCTTATCGGAGTAGGTAAGGCTGATAGCAGTGGGAATTATACAACGTTTAAAGACGTTGGTTATTACATTTCACAAGGAAAACCATATTCAAAGCCATTAAATCAGGATTGGGTAGGGGATCCAGATGCTTTGCAACGTTACGGAATCAAAGGTAAGCACTTATTCGGGGTGTATCAATATGAAACCACTAATAAAGAAGACTTATTAAAGTTAACTTGGAAAGAGCTGCAAAAGCGGAAAAATCCTGCAATCACCTATGAATTAGATGTAGCTTTATTGGAACGATTAGCAAACCTTGCTCATGAAGCTGTACGGCTCGGAGATACGGTTTATGTTATTGACGAAACCTTTTCCCCTTCCCTTTATTTGCAAGCCCGTGTACGGCAGTTGGAAACGTGTTTCAGTGATCCATCAAAGGATAAATGTACCCTGGGTAATTTTAAAAAAGCTAAAAGCAATATCACTAAAGACATGCGAACTTTACAATCAAAACTTTTGAAAAAAGAAGCTACCTGGGATGATATTGGAGAAAAGATATTCAAGGGGCCAGCTGCGCCAACACTCATTAAATTTACTTGGGCAGATGATGATTTGAATAAAACATGGGAAAGTGAGGTGTAAAAAATGTCTGATACAACTACACCCAAAAAAGGATTTTATCAATGGGCGCCAACAGATGAAAAACTTTCTACTTTTCAAGGAATTAATGATGCTTTAGAAAAATTGGATGATGCCGTTTTGACATCCAGCAACGGACAGATTAATAACTCTAAGCAGTCTAATATTTCGGCATATCGCAGCTCTACTTTATCTTTAACATCTGGAGTAGATACTAAACTTTCATCATTTCAAACAACTTACCGAGATATACAATCAGAGTTAACAGATTCTGCTGGTGAAATTGTATTTAAAGAGTCTGGATTATACCTTTTTACAGGAAATATAGTTCTTGCTGGTGCTTATAGTGGAAATAGTTATTTTAAACTTTATCGTAACGGCAGCTATTGGATGACTTTAGGCGGCGGAAATGCACAACAAATTGTGTATGTTTCAAAACTTGTACAATATACTGCTGGTGATAAAATAACTTTTTATGCTGTACAAAACAGCGGTTCTATAGGAACGCTAAACACTGCTTCAATCGAAATAATCAAATTGTTCTAGGAGTGTTATGAATGAAACAATCTATTTTAAAACGTTATCCTGAGCTAACTGAAGAAGATGTGATTTTGCGCGATGACGGGCAAGGTATTTATTTAGATATTTGGAAAAGTGATAAACCGAAACCAACTATGGATCAGGTAAAGCTGTGGGCGGCAGAGGATGAGCAACTACCAAAACCAAAAACGGAATTGGAGTTGATGCAACAAGCACTTGATGAATTGATTCTCGGAGGAAGTGGATTATGATGGCGGCATACATGGGACAAAGAATCATTGATGGTTTTTATGAATACGATTATGTAATTTCAAAGCGTTCAGACCTAAAAGCAGGGATCGACGCTTATTTAATTTTTCAAGGCAGAGAGGATTTAATAACGGGGTGATTACATGCCTACCTGGGAAAATGAGCTTTTTATAAACGCGTTATGGTTGGATACATCAAATCGGAATTTAAATGTGTTAAAAAAGTTTGATCCTATAACTAATACATGGATTCCAACTACAGCAACAACAGCGGAAGAAATCGGCACCTATTCATCTGAAACGATTGAGAATAAGTTTGCGGCTTTGCAACTATCAGGTCCTACTTCCGCTAGGCCGGCCGGGGCAAGAATGCCTACAACTTATTTTGATACTGATTTAGGCAAACCCATTTGGCTCTTATCAGAGAGTCCGCAAACATGGGTAGATTCCACAGGAGCCATTGTTTAGGCTCTTTTTTATTTTTAGGAAAGATGGGTGATAAATGTGGTAAAGCAATATAACATACTGCTGGATACAAAAGAAACCGTTAAAAATCCATCATTTAACGTTAACACCAATGATTTAAAATCATTGCAGCTAAACATTTTAATCAACCAGGATAATGGACCACTTGATTTAACTGGTGCCACTGTTCGGTTAGCAGTTATTAAACCCGACAAGAAAACAGTTTTGCAAGATTGTACGATTGTTGATCCATTAGCCGGAAGTGTTCAGATTATTTTAGATACTCAAGCCTATGCAATCGCTGGTATTTATCAAGCTGAAGTAATGGTTTTCTATGGAACAGATACCGTTGCTGTCACTTGCCAGTTTAGTTATAAAGCCAATAAAGGTATTTTAGATGATAAAACGGTTGAAAGCACAAATGAATTTCAATCCTTAGTAAAAGCCATCTCGGATGCGGAGAGTATTAAAACAGATGCTAAAACAAGTGCGGATGCAGCGGCTGCTTCTGCTCAATCTGCGCAACAAAATGCCCAAGAAACGATTGCAGCTAGGACGAATGCAAGCGGCACAACCTACACAAATTTGAAGGCTAGGCTCGACAACACTGATTCGTCTTTGGCCGAAAAAGCGAAGAAAAAGAAAACTGACCCTTGGGTAGATGTAGTATCAGATTACGGTGCAGACCCGTCGGGTACGATTGATACTACAGCCCTAATTCAAAACGCTTTAAACAGTGGGGTTAGTAAAGTTCATATACCTGACGGTACATTTCTAATTAACGCAGTAACGGACAGCAACGATAATCCTAGTTCTGGTGGACTCTCTATTCCAAGTAATACCACTCTTGTTTTATCTCCGAAAACCATTTTAAAAGTCATAACTAATGGTTCGGGTAGGTATGCAGTCATTCGAGTAGCTGATGCCGAAAATGTAAAAATTATTGGAGGACAAATACTTGGCGATCGTTCAACACACACAGGTACAACTGGTAGTTGGGGTTATGGAATAATTATTAATGGTTCAAAAAACGTAACTATTGAAGATACCATTATTAAAGATTGTTGGGGAGATGGGATTTTTATTAACGGTGGTGTTATTGATAAAACAATTCCATGCGAAAACATAAAAATAAAAAAAGTAATTAGTGATAATAACCGAAGACAAGGAATGAGCGTTCAATTTTGTGACGGTCTTTTTCTCGAATCTTCCTCATTCATCAATACTAATGGAGCTTCACCTCAATCTGGTATAGATTTAGAACCAATTGTTACTACTTCTCTTAAAAATGTTGTTATTAATAGTTGTAAATTTCTCAATAACACTGGCGATGGTATCCAAGTAAATCCCGGAGTGACTAAATTAGCTATAAAAAGCAGTGTTTTCAAGGGTAATGATAGAGGGATTTCGTTGTATCAAATGTCTGAAGCTAATGTAATTAGTAATTTGGTGCAAGAAAATAGATCTATTGGGATTAACGTACAAACTTCAAGTGCTATAAATGTAAGTAACAATATTTGTGTAAGTAATGGAACGCATGGGATAGCACTATCCACTCAAGCAACAAAAAATACCATTACTAATAACTTATGTAAAGCAAACACTTCAAACGGAATTATTGCATCAGCTTCAAATGAAAACAATATTGTAGGAAACACATGTATAGACAATATTGCTCAAGGAATCTATAACTACTCTTCAGCAAAAAACAACGTTGTTGGGAATCAAACAAATAATAATTCTATAGGTATTCAATCATCGAGTTCAAATAATACACAAATAGCTAATAATTATTGTATTAAAAATAAAAATGAAGGTATTAAAATTACGGGTTGCAATAATGAAAATTTGCTGAATAATTCATGCGCAGAAAACAGTCAAGCGAATAGTATTTCATACGATAATATTCTGATCTATACAACTAACTATAGTAATATTCAATCTAACTTTTGTCGCCAAGGGTCGCAAACAAATAAGCCAAGACATGGGATATATATTCAGGATGCTGGAAGTAGTAATAATACACTGTTTAATAATGATTGTTATACAGGAGGAGCTACGAATGGTGTAAGAAATCTTGGAATGAGCACTATCTTAGGTGTTGGAAATAGAAATAATGATGGTACATTTAGTACAACGCCAAATTAATAATTGCACAATATAAAAATCTCTATATTATTTTAATGAATTAAATTAAAATGTTATAGAGGTGGTAATTGTGTTAAATAAAGTAAAAACAAAATTGAAGAGGGTTTTACGAGGAGAATTTTCCACAGAAGAATTAATCAGTTTGGGACTTAAGGTTGGAAAGAATTTCAGCAGACAAGAGGAAGTGAAAATTGATCCTTCTCATTGTGAACTTATAAGCATAGGAGATAATGTAATACTTGCTCCTAGAGTCCATATCCTTGCACATGATGCTAGTACAAAACCTTTTTTAGAAAGCACAAAAGTTGGTAGGGTGACTATAGGAAATAACGTCTTTATAGGTGCTGGTAGTATCATTTTACCGAATGTTAAAATCGGCAACAATGTTGTAGTAGGTGCTGGAAGTGTTGTAACTAGGGATGTCGAGGATAACAGTGTTGTATCGGGTAATCCTGCTAAGTTTATTAAACATACTAGCGAGTTTATAGAAAAAAACAAACAACTGATGGAAACATCGGCTGTTTTTGGAGCTAAGTATAAAGCAGACACTCCTTCTATCGCTCAAAGAAAGAAGGATATGATCGATGCAACAAAAGATAGGATTGCATTCTCAAGTTCAAAATAGAGTTTAACGTCTCACTTGGAAAATAAGATGCAGCAGTGAAAAGTAAGAATTAAGTAAGAAATAAGTAAGAAAAAAGAGCATCCGGATCACTCCGATTGCTCTTTTTTTAATCCTAATTGAACTAATTCACGGATAGCTTCATTTCTGTTTTTGAGCTTTTTATCGTGCCAAAACTTTTCAATTTCTTCTACAAGTTCATTTGGAAAAGTTACAAGAATTTGGGCGTTTTTGGTTTTATCTACTGCCATAAAAATCACATCTCCTTTTATAAGTAGTATAGGTTATATAACTTATATTTGACAATAAGAATATTCGTTTGTATCATAGTTATATAAGTTATATAACTATGAAGGAGATGAAGGTAATGACTAACGATGTAAGTCGTTTGATGATGGATTTAAATGTTGTCGTAAGTACCCTTTGCCCTGATGTTGATATGAATGTTCTACCGGTTAGATTAGAAGAAGTACTATGCAACTACAATATCCAAAGAAAATCTGATTTGGATTTAGAGAAGGACATTCCAGAAAAGATTGAATTGTATTTAGCCTCAAAAAGTTTAGAGGGGTTAAGTAACAGAACTATAAATGGTTACAAAAGTGAGCTGAATTTATTTAGCCGTTTTTGCCAAAAAGCCACTTCACTGGTAACAACCAATGATATTCGAGCTTACTTATCATCCAACAAGAAGGCTAATATGAATACAATCGGTACAAAGCTATCTGTCCTAAAAAGCTTTTTTGGCTGGCTGGTTAAAGAAGAAGTAATCTTACGGGATCCTACCGGCAAGGTTAAATTACCGAAAAAACCAAAACGATTGCCAAAAGGATTATCCATTGAGGAGTTGGAAACAGTCCGTGAAGCGTGCACTACATTGCGGCAGAGGGCCCTGATTGAAGTGATGTACACTACTGGCTGCCGATTATCCGAGATTGCAAATATGGATATTGACGATATCGACCAACAAACCATGAGTCTTAGGGTCATAGGGAAAGGGAACAAGGAACGTATTGTTTATATCTCAATTAAAGCTCAAATTCACCTAAAAAAATATCTTAAATCCAGAGACGATGATTGCGAAGCTTTATTTGTAACTGAAAGAAAACCGAACCATCGAATGGGTAATCGCTCCATTCAAAGAGAGATTGATAAAATTGAACAAGCGGCAAAAATTAAGACCAAATTAACTCCTCACGTTATGAGACATACATTTGCTACGTTATCGATGGACGCGGGCATCGAATTAACAGACTTGCAGCATCTTATGGGGCATAGCGATCCAGGAACAACTTTGATATACGGATCGGTTTCTGAAGAAAGAAAACAACAAGCATTTAAAAAATATCACGTTATGTAGAGTCCCTCTAGGGCTCTTTTTATTTTGCCTATTTAGGAGGTAGACGATGAATTGGGAAGCATTTTATAAAACTGGAATTACTGTAATCGGAACGTTTGTAGGCTGGCTATACGGGGGGTGGAGTCCATTGCTACAGGTATTAACTGCTTTTATTATCTTTGATTATGCGAGTGGTCTCCTTGCCTCTGGTGTGGAAGGTAAATTAAGCAGCAAGGTTGGATTTAAAGGAATTGCGAAAAAACTCATGATCTTTTGCATGGTTGCAGTTGGGCACCTTGTCGATAAAGCTATTGGCCAGGGGCATTTAATTGGTGACTCAATTATCTTTTTCTATCTTGGGAATGAGCTTCTCTCCATCATTGAAAATGCAGGAAGAACCGGATTACCGGTACCTGATCAGATTAAAAATGCGATTGATATTTTAAAGGGAAAAGGAGTCGATAAACAATGAGTTTATTTAAAATCACTTTATCACCAGGACACGGATTACACACACCAGGTAAACGTACTCCCGATGGAATGCACGAATGGGAATTTAACGCTGCAGTTGTAACGAAAATGATTGATTTGTTTTCCCACTATAAAGATGTAGCAGTAAAACGACTTGATGATCCAACAGGTAAAAATGATATCCCCTTAGAGACAAGAGCAAAGGCATCTAACAACTGGAATGCTGATTATCATTTAGATGTTCATGCAAACGCAGCTGGGGATACATGGAGCGATGCACACGGAATCGAAACCTTCTCTTTTGGATTATCAGGAAAGTCATTTGAAATTGCAAAAGTGCTACAGAAAGCATTGGTTAATGGCACTGGTTTAGCTGATCGAGGTGTAAAAAATGGCGATTGGCTTTATATGGTTCGCACTACAAAGGCACCGGCCAACCTTGTTGAATGCGGTTTTATGAGCAACAAAAATGAGGCTGCTTTGCTAAAATCGGATGCATACCGAGAAAAGATTGCCAATACTTTGGTTAATGCGATTGCTGGATATTTTAAACTTGAAAAAGTTAAAGAAGATCCTAAGCCAGCTGCAAAACCAAAAACTGACGCTGGAATCCATAAGGTTCAAGTTGGTGCATTCTCTGATCCCAAAAATGCTGAGAAACTAGCAGAAGAACTGAAGAAAAAAGGGTATAAGTCTTTTATTGTTAAGGAATAATAATTTTACCCTTTTAGTACTTCTATAAAAAAAGCCCTTCTCAATCATCGAGAGGGGCTTCATCTAATTTTTTAACCAAATCCGTTATATCTTCTCCGTTTACCTTTACCTTCACCAATTCTTCATAAAAGGGCATCTCCCTTTTAATTTGCTTTAGCCATTCAAAAGCCACTTCTTCGGGTTTTCTTCTCCTTAATGGGAACTCGCCACGTTGCATGACTCTGCTGTCAACAGCAATGTATTGGATCTCGATTAATACAATCATCCTAAACTTCCTTACAGTGATTATTTATTTAACTCATTAGATAAAGCTGGATGCATCCAAAACTGATCTGCAATGGTTTTATAGTTGTTATAATAAAAGTTTTCCCATTCAATCTTTTTAAATGTTTCCTTGGTTAAAGAAATCTTAATAACATTTTCATCTTTTGATTTACCGTAAGCATCCGTCATAGGGTATTGCCAAAATATAGTGACTTCCTCAACTTCATTGTTTTTAAATATGGATTGAAAAACTTTATTACTATCCATCAACATTCCCTTAATCGTTAACTTAGCTGTTAAGTTTTCATCACCAGCAAGCGTTATTAATACAATCTTATCCCCTTGCTTTTCTGTCCCCATATGATCGTTGGCTTCCAATTTTGCGATTCGCTTTGTTTTGTTGTTAGTTTTTGAACCTAATTTTTTATTGATATCCTGTTTAATCTTTTCCTGTAGAGATAATTTTTTTTGTGGCTCTTCTTTAACTACAGGAACAGCAGCAGTGTCATTTTTTATTTGCTTCGATTCTTCCTTCATTGGTTGGGAAACTTCTTTGTTGTTACCTCCATTGAAAAGATTCCCTATGAAAGCAATAATTAATAAATATCCAATAATTGCGGTAACCATTTTCCATTTTTTCTTGGAGCGAAATCCTAATATCTTGTTGAACCATTTTCTTTTTAAGATAGTGACGGAAACATTATTTTCTTTTAATTTTTTCGTCAAATCTCCTGAGGCATCAACTTTTAAAGTAAACCCAGTATTGAATTTATAGAGAGTCGCTAAAGCGAATTTATCGACCTCAGCCGATTCAAAGTCGCTCCATGTAAAGGAATGCCTTAATTCTACCTTATCTAATACTTCTTCGTGATTGACTACTTTTTTATTAGCAAAATAAATTTCGAACCCTAGTTCAGTAATCATCATGTACATAGATTCTTTATTTACCGTAACTCCATACACCTTTTTTTCATTAAAATGGTGCGAGAGTAGTGTGAGGATCCCAGCCCGTTTGATTTTCTTTTCTTCTTTCTTTTTCTCTGTCATTTTTCTTCCCCCTCTTTTCTTACTAATTCATCAAGCAAAATCCCAAAAATATTTGCTAATTGGGCAGCGCGTTCAAGATCGGGTTGAGTAATATTTCTAACCCAGTTGGAAAATGTTTGTGGAGATACCCCACATTGTTTTGCTAACGCCTTATGTTTCATCCCCTTTAAATCTGCCCAATATGCTATTTTGTTTTCAAACATATGTATTCACCTTCTCTTAAATACCAATTCGACCCAATAAGACAAACTCCTGTTAAAAATTTTTAGATCAAAAAATAAAAAATATTTGATGGACAAGATATTTTTTTGATCACTTGCCCATAGGCTATTAACACGAAAGCTACACAGTACCCACCTAGTTACTACTTAGTATCTACACAGTAGAAACCATATCTCTAACACAGTAACTACCATGTATATTAACCACGGTTGTACAAGAAGAAATCCAATATCAACACAAAAAACAAAATTTGTTAAAGAACGGAGTGATGAGCGAAGCGAAGAAAGAAGTGAGGCAGCGGCCGGCGGAGATTATTCAGATAATTAAACAATTCGGTTTTTAAGAATTTTCAAAGGAGGCTATCAATATGGAAAACTGGCAATCTCTTATTTTGTTACTGGAAAAGCACAATTCCTATCCTGATTTTATTGCAGAATGCGTCTATGCCTATATTGTGAATTACAGTTTTGAAAAACCCGAAGATAAAGCTTTTGCAGATGAGCTAGTTGAATTTATTAAGGAGGTTAATTGATGCCTAATTTTGATTGGGAATATTGCGCTGAATGTGGATGCCAAAAGCCATTGGAGGAATCTAATTATAAGTTGTGTCCTGATTGTCGGGAGGATTTAGATTGTGAACAGGACTGGTTCAGATAAGAAAAGGGGGATAAAAATGGGATTGTTAGATTTGATTGTATATCGTTGTAATGCTTGCGGAGATTTCTTCCCTAAAAGCGTACTGGTTACATTGAGCGGTTATGAAAAATCAGGAACATATTGCACATGTTGTGTTCAAGAAATTATAGAAGATGAAGGAGAGGAATAAAAATGTTATTTGGTCCAGGAATGTTATTAGCAGCTGGCGCGACTATCGGGGTGGCCTTAATTGATAAAGTGTGTGAGGAATTAGGAATCCATTGGTTAGGAGCGGCTATAAAGATGATTTTGCCTATCGTGGGGTTTGGTCTAGCAATCTATTTCTTGGAATTTAATCCTTTATTGAGGTGGTTAAAATGAATAATTTTGCTGAGTTTCTTTTTAAACGTATTGAAGCAAAACTGGATAATATTCGAGAAACAGAGGAATTCGAAATAGTTAATTCCATTTGTGATGATCTAGATCAATATGTTGTAGCTTTAAAAAATCTTTTTAAAGAGGGGGAACAAAATGAACTTCATTCAGAATTTAAAAGCCCGCTATAAATTAACCAAAGCATTTAGAACAGCAGCCATTTATAAAACCATCGGTAGCGGTGATAATCAGAAAAAAATCTTCCCTAAGATCCACAACATTCCCAACTCAAAATATGACTACTATACATTTACCCTTCCTAATGGCATCGACCCCAAATTACTAAGAAAGAATTTCTATGTGTTCCAGCAAATATTTGGTGAAGGAGTTTACCTGGAAGGAGCTATTAAAAGATTTACTTTAACGGTTAGAAAAAGCAAGAAGATTGATGAAGTTGATTATGATTATCCAAAATTACTTGAAATAATTAAAAAAGAAGAAATTCTAATGCCCATAGTGTGTGGTGGGAATGAATTAGGTGAGCTGAAAATATACGATGCAACGAACAGTCCTAACCTCTTAATATATGGGGAACCTGGTAGCGGAAAAAGTTCCATCCTGCATGTTATCCTATCTACGCTTATTCAATATTATACTCCTGATCAGATACAGATTTACCTGGCTGATTTTAAAATGAGCGAACTAAACCTTTATGAAGGAGTTGAGCACATAAAGAGTATTAGTTATTTAACAAAAGACTTTGGTCCAGCCCTTAAACATTTAAAGAAGGAGTTAACGATTCGCGGCCAGTTATTAAAAGAGCATAAAGTTAGACATATAAATAAGCTCCCAGAGGATAAGAAACCACCTTATATCGTTCTTTGTGTGGATGAGTTTGTAATGATTAGGGATGAAGATATAATGGCTGATTTACTTCAAATTTCCAGCCTTGGAAGGGCATACGGTATTTATTTAATCCTATCTATGCAGAGGCCCAGTCATAAAATACTTTCCACAGATGTTAGAGGATTACTTTCAGTCAGAATGGGATTTAGGACAGTCGATAAGCGGAACGCCTTAATTGGAGAAACCCCGGGAAGTGAAACGATAAGCAAAGATGTTCCCGGGACATTTTTATTAAATCTGGATGAACTAACCGAATTGAGAGCTCCTTTTTTAAACGAGGATAAAACAGAAAAAATCCTGAGCAAGTTTAAAAATAAAGATTGGCTAAATCACAATTATAAAAAGGCGGTTTCTCCAGGTAAGGAAGAACTTCCAAAGGAACAAACAGAATTAACTGAAAAGGACGTGTTTGCCGATGTCATTGACAAACCGTGACAAAGCAATCATTAAGGATTTGAATAAATTCCGGGTGATGGATCGTGATTCAATAGCAGAATTGCATTTTTCTAATCTAAAGAAGCCGTGGAAGGCTGCTAATAATGTGCTATTACGGTTACAGCGGGAAGGGAAAATTCAAGTTTCTAAAGCATTTGCACCATACGTATATTTTGGTCAAGATGTTGAAATAAAAAAGAACTCACAAAAGATAGGACATTTCCTCGGCATATTAAATGTTTATAAAGAATTAAAGCAGCTGGGCACCCTAGAAACCTTCCTAGTAGAACCTAAATATGGGAAGAAGGGGGAATGTGCGGAGCCGGATATATTTTGCGAGTATAGGCGTACTAAATTCTTTGTGGAAGTACAAAGGACAGTATATAGTGAAAAACTCATGAATGAAAAATTAGATAGGTATGTGGATTTATACAACTCCGGACACACGGGGGCACCCTTTCCACATGTTCTGATTCTGAGTGATCAGCGTTATGCCATTGATGGGGATTATCCTTTTAAAGTATTCCAGGCAGAAAGTTTTACTCAATTTGTAGGTAGCCTGAAGATACGTGAAGATACAGTAAAGGTTGAAAAAGGTGAAGGGATTAAAATTAAGATTGGTTAAATTTAATTATGCGCCTATTATACATACTAGGCATCTAGTACTTACAACAAGCCAAAAAAAAAAGACGAAAGGAAAAGCTAACCGCCTCCATGAAGACAGAGTCAAGTGGCTGAAACTAAAGCAAACGCTCAACGCCGATAAAACACAAAGCAAGCAAAAAAAAACCTGTCCACTGTGCAAGGACCACGGACCCCCAATTCAATATTAAAACCGCACATAGAAAAGAGAGAGCGCGATCCAACAAAGATCAGGCAGGAAGAGACAATCAGCCAAAAGCGCTGCAAAGCAGCAAAACATTGAACCACGCCACAAGAAGACCAATCAAAAAATCAACAACGGAAATCAACTCAGTCACACAAAAAAACCACAATATGAACCGCCGGTATACAATTACGAAAAATCCCAAATCGACGACAAAGAAACAAGCAACCCGATCAAAAACAACAGCAGAAGCATCAGCGAGCGCAAATCCAACGGCCGACGCGCTAAAATCCAACTCCCTTAACATTTCAACAAACCGAAACGAGAAGAAACATAAACGCATAATCGGCAAAAAAAAAAGTCCACCCGGCCAAGACGGACAAGAAGAGCTAGAGGAGCAAAAAAATTTAGCCCCCCTTGTCGAGTGAGAACAACAACACAGAAATCTCGAACAACAACGGCCACACGGGAACACCATGCCAAAAATAAAGGATAAGGAGGCCCACAAGCGATGAAAACCGCTTCAGGATCCAATGCTTCGTAGAACCAAAACCAATTCCTCGTCTGGAATGATGGAAAAGACAACCCCGCCAACGTCAAAAAATCGGTCCAAATCAACCCGACAAGAAGAGAAACTAGTAACCAAAGAAATAGAAGCTTTCAAAAAATATTGGACAAAAATCATACCCCAGACATTGACAATTCCAGGACGAACACCAATGTAGTAAAGATTTGTAGCAAGAAAAAACACAACCATTCCACAAAGATAAAAACGAGATAGTCCCCCGACAACAGCAACGGCCCGCAGATTGATAATTACCCAAGAGTCATCAAATCAACACACCAATGGACGCACACGGACAATCCAAGTCCCTGAAGCCGCACTGCGCTGCAAAAACAACCACACACAACCGCCGAACAGCCACCTTGCCAAGGGGACTAAAGAAAAAACAAGAACAAGAAAAAAACGCCAGACTACGGTAGCCGCATCGTATACTTCTGAAAAAGAATTAAACATGACAGCGAAGCAAGCAAAAACAAACAGAAACTTAGAAAAAGAAAAGAAAGACCGGAGAAGCCAATCCAAAAAAAAAACAAAAAAAAAAATAAAAAAAACCTGTAAAAGAACCCAGAACATGCGATATAAATCCATTCGATTTAAGGCCGTGGCGATGTATCCAGCAACTACATAACACAGAACCAATCCAAACCACGGAAAAAAAAACTAGACCTCGAAAAAAACACGGAAAAAGGCAAAAAAACAAAAGGCTTCAACACGAACCGAAATGAAGACCCTTATATAAATTACGACTGTAATAATAACAACCACAATAAACAAAATCACAAAAAAAAAAACAAATAGCAACAAAAAAGGGAATCAAACATATGTCAAAAGAATAAAAGCAAAAAACAACGACCACGAAATGGAAAAGAAAAAAAAGAATAAAAGTGGCGAGAAAAAAAGTGCACATGATAAGAGAAAAGACAAGCCAAAGGCCAAACATGATCAAAAAACAAAGGAAGAAATACAAGCTAAAGGAAAACCCGTAACAGGAAAAAAGAAATCTGAACAAAAAAGCATAAACAAGCAAGAAATCTAAACAAAGAAGGAAGGGCTCACACGAAATTTTAAAAAAAAACAAAGAAAAATGACTTCTATGAAAAGCCACAAGCCAATCGAAAGGAAGAAAAAAAAAGCAATCACCACAAAAAAGCACAACTAGGAAACGCCAAACAAAACAAAAATCAAAACCAACAGCAAATCAACGCAACCGGTGCAAAAAACGAAGATAAAGAGGAAAGAAAAGAAAAAAATGATCTCCCAAACAGAGCCAAGAGAAAGGAAGCAAAAAAAACACACGGAGAACAACGAACAACGACCGTAGAAAATCGACTTCCGCAACATGAAAAAAAAAGGAAATTCAATTCGACCACAAGAATAACGAAGGATAAAAAATAGCGGGTCAAAAATGGGAAAGGAAAAAAAAGGATTTATGTCAAGGAAAAATACAACAAGCGCGAAACATGAACCAGAAGCACCACTAACGGCCGGCTTTAAGAGCCGCCGACCGATTACCACAAGTATAAATCATCGAAACAGCAAATCAAAAAAAATCCAAAGCAAAAAAATGGCAAGAAAGACAGAATATCAGGAACGCGAACATAAAAACATAGAGGAGAAATAAGAAACCAAGTAATCTAAGATAAAGCAAGGAACAGAAAACAAAATCAGCTGAAAAGACAAGCAAGTAAACACAGCAAAAGAGGAAACAACAAACGTTCACCAAAACGCCTAAAAAAACAAAACAGAAAGGTAAAAAAAGAAAAAATGAAAAAGAAATTAAATTGAATGAAAATAAAAAACAACAACACACATTCTCCACCATGGGCGTCATCAAAGCAAAAAAAATGCAAATCGCGCGAAATAAAAAAAAAAAACAAAACAAACACCAAAAAATAAAGAAAAAGAAATAGAGAAAGCAACCAAAGAAGGAACCCCCAACTTGCATCAAAATACAAGAAAGCTCAACAAGACTAATCAT